TTAATCTGCATCATCTGTTTGTACTAAACTAGAACAAACAAACCATATTAATATTTTAACAAGAAATAGTATGCCATATACAAAGCGACCTAAATAAGCGAATATACTCACATATAAAAATGCAATAACATAGTCCCAACCAGAATTTAGAGTATTAAAACCACGACTAACAAAATAAAACCAAAAAATGCAAAATATCTCCCCAATAATCAATCCTGAAAAAGAAGTTAATTTATGAGTTTTTGGTTCAGTAAACAGCTTTACCAACATCAAAATAAAAAAAACTATTCCAATCAATGCCGTTAAATAAAAAAACAGATTAGCAACATAAACACAAATATCACTTCTTAAATAATAATAAGACAATATCGAAATAACCATAAGCAGATAACAAATGAAAAAGCTTATAAGCGAGGTACGAGTACTAAAAATTGATCTGAGCATTTTAAATTTCACCTTTCCTATTATTAATTTAATATTCTTTTTATTGTTAGAATCATATTAATATGAGTATTTATCTAAATAATAATGCCTCACAAAGGGAAAAAATTCAACAATTAATTAAGTGGTTATATAAAAATATTAATGCATAACTATGCCAAGTATCCTCAAATCAAGGCAGACGCTACAAACAAAAAAGGCAACCTAATGGCTGCCTTTAATTGCATTAAATGAGTAAAATTACTTTTTATCTGGATGAGGATCTTTAACTGAGTCACCCTGTCCAGTCATAATATACCAACCATTTTTGCTATGTGGCTTTTTATTATAATCAGGGCAAGGAGGTAACGATTTCTTACTTTGGTTTGAATAAATATAACCACAGTCAGCGCACTTATAAGTGCCAGACGAAACATCACTACCATATGGAGCAAATTTGTGTACCATTCTAAGACCCTCCAAGTTAAATAACGACAAGCCCAATGCTTATCACTGTATATATAAACGCCGATTTAAGAAAAAATCAAGTGCATTTTTTAAACAAGTAGCCAATTAAACTAACTATTTGAGGCTCATAAAAAACCGTCAGAAAAGATATTGATTTTATTGAAGTTTTTATGTTTTCTTTTTAAACAAAAGCAAACAATTAATAGTGCCATCATTTTGGGGTACTGGGATCATTAGGCTTGTTTAAGGTGATATTATTTTGGCTAAAAATTGTCAAATAAAAACTTCAATAAAATCAATATCTTTCCTGACCATTTTTTATCACTATTAAATATCCACTAATAAGTTCCAATACATTTAAAAACCAGAACGTCCCCTTTCACGCTTGACGTTATTAATAGTATAGGCATAATTACTCATTCAATACTTTATCAGGATCTATCCCATGAAATATAAAATAATCACTCTTAGTATTGCTGTTTTGGCTTGGGTTAGTACTTTATCCTCAGCCCAAGCTGATGAAATAACTTGCCCAAGCTCAGTGACAATTAAATCTTCTCATCTTAATATTGATAACCTACCTAACGATTGGATGGTTTCTGAAAAGAAAGATAAATTACTATTGCTTGATGGTGCTGGCGTCTATTCCGACAACCCAGCAAAAAAGATCCAACAAAAACCCGAAGACGGTATTATTGATGGCAAACAACATCAAGCAACTTGGAGCGTAAACACCATTTACGACGAAGGAGGTAGCTGGGTTAGCTGCAGTTACAACTATGAAGAAGTAGAATTAATCAAAAAAATCAACCCAATCATGAGAAGCTGCTGGGAAATCGATTCTATGGATCAATTCGATCGATTGCATATCACAATTAAATGTAGCGCTAGTGAGTTGCAAGAGGTTAAGTAGGTTTTTATTATTAATAATTAACGTATGTTTAGATGGGAGCTTTTCCAAAAACTCAGGTAACTCTTTATATGAAATTGTGGCTAAATGTTGTTCTTGATGCACCGTAAAGGCTTTCATGATTCTAAAACAATGTTATATTCAAGTGCTCCACAATCAACAGCAAAATCCAGTATTTGATTAATTAAGGATACAACACGTTTTAAGGTGTCTAATTTACCACATTCTTCAAGAGGCCTTAAGAAATCAATAATCTGCTGTCTCTTTAAATTTTTAACAGGAACTCTTGCCATAACTAAAGATAATTCAGGATAAGATCCAATACCTAATGCGGTTCTTTTTTTTGAGAATTAGGGTTTATGTAATTAAAACGCCATAATTTAGTACCTGTTGGCATTATTAATAAAAAAACCATTACCATCAGATAATTGGTATTGTTTAGTTTGAGGTTTAGATGACTGAATTTGCTTATCAGTTAATGGTTTTACTATTCTAGCCATATATCACATCACTTTTAGTAATACAATTTTTATTATCTATAATTTGTATTACGAAATATATTACTAAAATTGGTAATAACAGCCAAATTAACACGAATGAAAATGAACAATAAACATACTTTATTTTACATAATTTAATGATTTTATTTACTAAAATGAAAAGTGATAAAAGGTGATAAAACATTTAATGGTGGCCCCTACTGGACTTGAACCAGTGACCAATCGATTATGAGTTCTTTAAAGCTATATTAAAATCAATAACTTATAATTAAATCAAGCGGTTAGAAATACATATATAGACACATTTAGCTATATAAGGATATAGTCAACCGTCATTTTATCGCCAATTAATTAGTTTCTTTTTCTTTACGTTCAATAGCTAATTTTATTAAAGCTAGCATTCTTTCATACTTATCAAGATCGTTATAAAAAAACAAACCTAAAATCATTAACCCACCATACGAATAAGGAATTACTTCAATCCATTGCCAAGAAAGTGCCTTAACCTGAGGTAATAGACCAAGTAATGATATAATACCAGGAAATACCCCCATCTTATCTAGTGGTCCAAGCACTAAGCTAATTCTTCTTTTTAGACATTCATATGCATGATTTAATTCTAAATAACCAAATTTCAATTGTTCTATATCCAATGATATAAGAGCTTTTAAGTACTTTTTATCTATGACGTAATTACCCTTCACATTTAAATTAATTGAATGATTGATTGGTAAAGTAAAACTTTTAATATCTTTTTTTAAACTTTTATATATAAATTGAGAGTAATTAAAATGAATCAATAAAAGAGATATTAATAATAACCAAAATGGTGAAAGAGAATCTTTATCTATTAATGATATTATTATTGCAACCACATATAAAATAATGGCTATTACGAGCGATAGATGTTGAATGATGAATGATAATGTTCTTTGTTTTAAATTAAGTTTTATTTTTGGCTTACGCTTATTTTTCTTATAATAATTTTCTAATTCAATTTTTTTTAATATATTTAATAATTTCATTCAATTTCCTCTTAGTCATTTAATGGATTCAACCTTACCGCATCTTCAAAGTGATCAGGTGCAAAGTGTGCGTAGCGCATGGTCATTTTGATATCGGTGTGGCCGAGGATTTTTTGTAAAACTAAAATATTGCCACCATTCATCATAAAATGGCTGGCAAAAGTGTGGCGTAATACGTGGGTTAGTTGCCGATCGGGTAATTCTATTCCTGCACGATCGATTGCTGAGCGGAACGCCGAGTAACAGGGGGGTAAATAAGCTACCATTCTTTTTGGGGATTTCGTTAAAGAGTTTGTCACTAATTGGAATGGTTCGATTACGTTTGCCTTTGGTGTTAATGTAGGTGATTAAGCGCCTCGCCTTTGGTCGCAAAGGTCTTACGAACTCTACGACCACCTTCGAGATATTTTTCGAATAGCCATTTGCCGTTAGTTTGTTTGCGTACAGTCATACTTATCCAACAATTGGTATAACACTTTTAGGTCGTTATTAAAAAATCCCATATTATAATAGTCCACATTTGGAATATTCGGTTTTTGCTCCAATAATTTAACCATTTTAATTAGCCAATCTGAATTCTTACTAAATCGTGTAGTTAAACTCCAAATAGCTAAAATAACCGCTTTAAGGCGGGTTAATGAATAATCTTGTAGTGAGTCTATTTCTAGATTATTTAATAATCTTGGTGATATTGGGGGTTTAACGCTATAGTTCCATAACCTAGAATTATGAGCACATTTATTCCGAATAATATTTAATGTATGTAGGCAGTTTTCTAAATGCTTAGTACTATCAATTATACCAAGTCGAGTGCAAATACTTTGTTGATAGTTATGTTTTAATATCTGATAAAAATTAGACAACATACCAAAATCCCAAATCTCTGTTGCAACCCAGATCGGTATATTTTTATAGTTTTCATCATTCCATTTAATAAAATCATCTTTACTATTTACGATCTTACTTTCTAGTTTTTTTCTATACTCTACAAACTTATGGTTATATTTTGGTTTATCTACCTTAAAAAAGTTTTTGTTTAAATGTGCACAAGGATTACTTTTACCTAGTTCATAAGCAATAATAGCTTTAAGATAATTTTCGATTCGTTCTATTCCACAAAAAAGGTGTAACCTAATATCCTTATCAAATAAATATAAGTTATAAAAATCTTCAAAAATAGTTCCTTCTTGAAAGTCATCTAAACGCTTGTTAAGCTTGTTAGGATTAGAATTAGAATTAGCCGCCTCTTTTCTTGCAATATACCAATAACCGGATAAGCGATAATAGCCAATATGAGATAATTTTCGTTTAGCTCGTTTGATATCTTTTATAAACATCCCACGGCTAACCAGTATATCGATTTGTTGTTGATACGTTTTGTGGGGTTTTGGCTCTTTTTTGGGAATTACATAATAAGACATAACTAAACCTTTATAAATAAAATGGGCTTAATTACCTAATGCAGATAAAAGAAGACCCTGCCATAATTACTCTTCGCCCAATTAAGTACGTTAATAAGAGATTAGAGGACAGGGTACCGTTACAATTATATTACTACAAGTTCGGATCCTTGTCGACTAAAATTGATGTTTATTGATGCTTATTGATGTTTATTTGTTTTTATATGTACTTTTTTTAAATCAATGAAATTGCATAGAATCAGCTCCACAATCACTCCCCCAACAATATCTCACCAGTTTCTAAAAAGTTTAAGAAGTCACTTTCATTCATGATGCTAATTCCCATTCCTTGTGCTTTTTCAATTTTTTTGATGCTTGCGTTATAGCCAACACAGAGTAATTGCAAGTTCAAAGTTACACTTTTGCGTACAGTGAGTTCTTTTTCTTCTGCCAGTTTGATTAAGCGTTGTTTGTCGGCTTGTTTAAAGCCTGTGAAGTGAATGTCAAATGTATTAAGTGAAGCTGATGTGTTTTTTGAACTAGGGATAGTTGATGCTAAAACATCAAGGGCATGTTCTAGATTGTCGGCAAGATCATATAAATTAGCATCTAGTTCATTATCAAATTTTGCAATTATTCGATCTTTTCGATACGTTCTAAACTGCCCATTGTCACCATTCGTTATATATATACCTTGAATATATTTTTCATCTTGCCGAATATAATGGACAACATGAATTGAAAATTGTTTTTTTACATTGATATATGCAAATATTAATTTACCGCTCATCCTTTCCCATCCTATTGTTTTTAGTTTAGATTCGAAATGATTTTTTAAGTATTGCTCACGTTCTTTAGCTTTTTTCCCTTTTTCTGTTGTTGGAGGTGTGTAGACATAGATTATGTTTCTTTTATTTTTTTGGCTTTAGCTCTGGTTTTTAAAATTTTTTCAGGTGAACTTTTAGAAATTTTGTTGCTTTTTTGTTTAACATTAGAGTCTAGTTTTTGTTCTATTATTTATAGTAGCTCAAACTTAATCCGACAAACACCTATTACTCATCGGCTTTCATTTTAACAAAATGCGTGTCCGATGAGCAAAATAAATTCTCCAATTGCTTTTCCTTAACCAACCCCTTTGCATCATTCCATGTTTGCCAGGGTGTCTTCCCATAACAATATTTTCCAGAGTGTGCTCTTTCTCGATTGTAAAACTCAAGCCATTGCTCAATATCGTTTTGTATTTCACTCAATTGCGTGTAAATCTTACGTCGAAATAAAATATCATAACATTTTGTTTTCATCGTCTTATGGAATCACTCACAAATGCCGTTAGTTTGTGACTGTAGGCTTTGGTCTTGGTGTGTTCAATATCTTCTAGATTAAGATAAAGTTCACATGCATGGATCTCCTTATGACATGATATTCCGTACCTCAGTCTGTAAGAATGCGTAAAAGGGGGACTTGTTCGCTGTCAAAGAAAGGAAGGACTTTATCATTGAGCATATCAGCAGCAATCAGACTGTTTTTCTCAGTATAGACTTTAGCAAAAGCGAGTCTGGAATAGGTATCAATGAATGTTTGTTGGTATATTTTTCCTATGCCTTTAATATGTCCCATATAATGGTTGTCCCGTGCACATAAATACCCCGGACGACGTGTCTCAATTTCACCATGATCTTATCGTGATGCGATGAAATGCCCACACTGTAAAGCAAAAACGGTAATCCGAACTAGCCAAGAGTTAAGCGAACTAACTCGCAAGCAATACCGACAATGCACAAATATTTACTGCTGTCACTCATTTACGGTATTGCAATCTGTCTCAGAAACGATTGTGCCCAGTGCTTGTCCAGATCCAACAGTAAAAATACCTATTTCACCAAAAAACCACTATCAATTACATACAAGATAAAGCTTAAATGGGTTGCATTATAAAATACGACCCAATCAATTTTCTGTAACTAACATAAAAAACTAACCGCCATTTTACCGCCACTTAATAAAGTTTGCTGATTTTTATAGTGTGATTTTTAAGCGTAAACTTTTGATTATATTTACTTAGAATGGTGGCCCCTACTGGACTTGAACCAGTGACCAATCGATTATGAGTGACACGTATTATTTTATAGCGTAATTTTAATTTATTATAAATCAATTAGATAAGAGGTTAGCCAAACCAATTACTGTGTATTTATTCACTATTTTTTAGTTTATTTTACATTATTTACGGCACAAATATGTCACAAACATTTCTGAGATCCCCTACCTAATTTCACATCAAAAATAAATCATCATAAAATATCTCAAAAATTCACACATAACTTATCATGATAACAATAAACTACACACTACCAATTTACATACGCATGACGCTGTTGAGTATTGTAAGTTGAAGATTGATAGTGTGTTTGTTAATATTTCATTTATCCAAATTGTTAATTACTGATTAACCCAATTAATTAAAAATATCAACGAAATAGAAAAGAGAAAATAAAATGGGATTTAGATGTTGGCTTTACAATAAAACAGGGATAAATTTGTACAAATCAAAAAACAAAGATAAAAAATTTAACCAATTTAAACGCCAATTATTTTTGATTAAATTGATTTTCGACTGGAATATAAGAAAAAAAATAGAATTAAATAAAGTAAAAAAAATACTTTTACTACGTCAAGATAGAATTGGCGATATGATTATCACTACTCCATTAATTAGAAATTTACATAATAATGGCTATAAAGTTAGTGTTATATCAACAAAGGACTCTATAGAATTTATTAAAAGCAACCCTTATATCGATAAAACTTTTATATGGAATTGGGGGTGGAGTTATACTGAGTTATTCAAAAAAATATTATTGATACGAAAAGAAAAATTTGATTTAGCAATTGATTTACGAGAACAATTAGAACCCAAAACTATATTATTTAATATATTAACAGGATCAAAACGGTTAGTTGGATTCAATAAGTCTAATTTTTTTAGTTTTGATGTATCAATTAATTATAATAACCCTAAAAATCATATCACTATGAAAATGAAAGCGATCATGGACTCAGTTTTTAATTTAAATAATGACTCGCTTGAGTATGATGCATTTGTGTCAAAAATGATAGATGAAAAAGGGAAAAATTATATTGACAATTTAAGAAAAAATAATAAAAAAATAGTAGTTATCAATCCATTCGCCTCGTTAAGAGAACGAGATATGTCTTTAGAACAATTAGCTGATATAACTAAAACACTGCAGTCCGATTATAACAATCTAGAAGTTGTATTAATTGGAGAGCAATCTTTGTTAAATACTATACCGGATACAGTGGGTATTCATAAATATTCATCTCATTCAATATTAGATGTTATCCCAATTATCAAGTACTGTGATCTAGTTATTTCAGTTGATACTGCCGCTGTTCATTTAGCAAGTGCATTTAATAAAAAAATCGTGGGGCTGTATGGATTGTTTTTTTGGGATGTTCGATTTCAAAAATTAAAATGGCAATACTTTAATTCATCTGCACTACCGAAGAATTTTAAAATAGAAAACTACTTACATTTTAATGAGTACGCGTGGTCACCTAAAACATCAAATAAATCAATTCAAATTTTTTCACAACAGGGGGAATTAATTAATACCATCCCCCCTCGATTAATTATTGAAGGAATAAAAAATATATTAAATTAATTATATACCTATGATTAGTACCCGATCGCAAAGAATGAGAAAAGCCCAGGGGGTTCATTTGCTGACCACGTTAATCTATTAACTGTTGTTGACTCATAACGCCAAGAAATTGAGGTGCTGTTTGTCGCTTGTTCTGAATTAGTGTCGGTGAAATGTACTGATAAAACTCTATTTGGGAAAGCGACTGGAGGGATTACTTCTCCTCTTATGTAACTACTATTAGCGACCCCCCACTGAATAATTAGACCGCTAGGTAATTTTTGATAACCATTTTCATTCAACATTCCGCCAAAATCATTCACAGATAGAATATCATTATCATTAAATTTGGGACGCTGTTTGAAGTTTGTTTCAATTGCTACCTCGTATTTTTTATTATTAATTTTATTGGCCGGAAGGTATTTATTTTCAATTACAGTCGTCCATTTAGTTGTATTTGTTGATGGTTTTGCGTTATCATTTTCAACTATCGCGGTGTACAAAACGCCATTATATTTGATAATTGCGTTAGCGGGATATTTTACGCTTTCGTTCCACTCTGGCACTCCTTGCTGTAATAAATACAGCATGTTTTTATCGACACGATTAAATGCACCGTTCATCCATTCCATTGGAGGTTTTGAACCTGTTTGCTCAATAGTTATCCCCCACCCCCTACTCACATCTGGAAAGTCCGAAACTTCGCCTTTTTTTGCGGACTCAGCAAAAATTAAATAATCTGGTTTTTCTTGAATGTTCATAAATTGATTCCTATATTTCTTGAAGCCTTACGAATTTACCTGAATTAAACCCGCATGAATGTTTATCATGCTCAAAGCCAAACGGCTCGTTATTGACTAAAACTAAATATCGATACATAACGCCTATCGGACGTACTAAAATATCCATTTTGCTAATTGCATATAGCGTTAATGAATTCAGTTTATCGTTATTTACTAGCACGTTCATCGTCATATCTTGTGCATCAATGATGTTTCCGTGCTCGCCGATCATGAATTTAATTGATTTGACAATGTTTGATATTTCGCCAGTTTGGTAGTTTTTGGTTATGCGTGCTTTGATAAAAAAACGATAGTCATTGTCATTTAAAACAACTGATGCATGTAGTGCGTCGCCATGTCGATAAAATTCACCGATACTAAATGGTAAAGCTCTACTATCTTTTAACCATCCAAAATATTCTTTCGCTATTGCTTTCGGCAAAACCCTCGATACGCCAACATGTTTACCGACTAAGTCAAGCGCGTAGCCCGTCGCATCGTCAATATTGAGAATATCTGCTACTTGAACAACATTTTTAAACGTGTTATCGGTTTCTGCGTAGATAGCTCTAATCGTCCCCAAAGCCTTTGGCTTGGTTCGATACTGCCAAATGATAAAATTCTCTCTACTCATCAATTAGCACCTCTACATTATTTATCTGTGCATATTCTCGATAACCGATATTTGCTATATTTGAGCCGTTAACTGTTAACTCTTTAATATAAAAGCCATCAACTAAATTAATGCTCGAAATAATGCGCGATGCATAAACATTCTCGCCAATTTCAAAATCAAGACTTTTGAGGTTGCTTTTGATTTGCTCGGTATTGATATCGTTAAACGATTTATAACGACCAATTGTCATAGCGACGTTAACATCAATTTTTTTCGGTCTGTCAAAGTAGACTCTTCTCGGTATATCATCTAACAGATAAGACGTTTCAATTTGACCAAATAACCCACACCCACCAATCTTTTTCTTAGTGATCACTTCTGCTATTTTTTCATCAGCACCACCGAGAATAACTGCGTTAAATGAGTGAGCAGGCACGCCTTTTTCATCGGTTTTATTCGTGTAATTTTCATATACAACGCATTTAGTCACGCCTGTTATATTCATTAATGCGGATTGAATGCCTTGGCGATCATCGTAGTTATTAATTGAATGGGATAGCATGAAACGCTTTAATAATTGCGCGTCAGTTTCTTCATCAACACCGCCGTAGCTTTTTGTATTTGCTGTGACTTTATCAACGCCAATAATAATTGTGCTTGGTGTGAACTCATCAAGTGCGTTAACAGTGTAATTACCGAGTTCTAACGACCTGAACTTAACACGTGCGCTACCCAGATCGTTTAACGTTATCGATTCTGTCGTTACCCATTTATTTTTGTTCTTGTCTATATAAATAGAATTGTTCGGTATTGTAGTTTTTGGTGAGCCAGTGAAAATAACTTCATCAATATAGGAATAAGATGCTGTAATTCGTGTTATTCCGGCGTACATCGCTCGCTGTTCTAACCAATGCCCAGTCGCTTGATACGGATCTAACATCTGGACAATAAACGAAACGGCTTGATGAATGTTAGCAAGCTCTTGCGAGAATAAACCCAATAATTGCCCATCTGGCGTATCGCTATCAAGGTTGACATTCTCACCGTAAATAGATTTAAATGCGCTAACCAATCGATTTTGAATAGTGTATAAGTCATCAATTTCGACGCCTTTATCTGTTATCTGTAACATTAAATGATGCCTCGTTGGTTTTGTTAAATTTATCTGTATAACTAATCTGTATTAGAAATTGTCGAGTATCGCTATCTAACAAAATATCGAAACTATCGATATTGATCACACCCTCAACCTTGAAAATCTCAGCTTTTACATCAATTTCTAACTGTTTTGTGTTCGGATTTTTAGTTAGATAATCAAACCATGCTATTCCGTCCTCACGATTTAAAAACCAATCACGCTTTAGTGCTAATAACTTGGTTTTTACGCATTGCGCTATCGCCTCGGAACTATCTAAATAGTTACCTAATCCGTGCCCAAACGTCCAATCTTGATTATCATCAAGCTGTCTTACAATCATGTCGGTGCTCCAGTTTTGTCATTGCCACTTTTTACATCTTTGTGCGTGTGAGTATTTAAATCAATACCTTTATTTGTCTTAACATCTTCTGCCGTTATCGTGCCCGAGCTTGTTGTATTTCCACTTGTTTGATTGTAGCTACCGATTTGCTCAGTGTTACCCTCGTGCTCAATATTGCCTTTTATATAGATTGTTCCGTTTGTTAGTCGGATATGCGTTGAACCGTCGTCGGTTTGCATTGATACGCCGTCATGATAAAAATCAGGTATTTTATTAGGCACGCTATTGCAACCAACAATAAAAAATCCATCGCTAAGATCATTGATTCGGTTATCCAATGGTTTTGACGCATTACCTGATGCAAACCAGCCATCTATACAACGGCTTGAAAAGATAACAAGCCCCTCATCACCCTCTTTTATCGGTACAGTAATGCAAAATCCACTGGCGTGAGGAAATTGGGTGGGGACATCTACCAACGGTGGTATCGTTATTTCTTGCCCGTTTGACATTACTCGATTAACCATCACTTGACAGCTAACTGTATGACCGTCAAAGCTAATAACTTTAGCTGGTAGCGCAGTGTATATATTCGATTGAGCGCGTTTTATTTGATTTTCAACCGCTTCAAATAGTGAATCTGTCATCTTTTCTCCGAACAATAAAAAACCCGCCGAAGCAGGTTAAGATCAATGTTGAGCATGATATAAACTTAACTAATTGATAAATAATATTTTTAAGCGTGACGTGTTTTTATACTTTTTCAAACTTTCCACCTGTACAAACCAATTTACTGTGCCAGTTAGTACCGTATAAGTCGCCGTTATGTTCAATTGATTTGACTTTATAATCGCCGTTGTACTCCGAAAGCTTTGACTCAACACGAACAAGCGAACCGATTCTATAATGCGGATTGCATAGCGTTGTAATTTCTAGCCCATCATTAGTTTTTTTGGGGCTTCCTATCATCCCTGTATTTCTAGATATTACCCAACCCTCATTATTAGCTAACGCTTTATTTTTAGGTATAACAACTAGCTGATCATCTTGTATAGACCAATCAGCGTTATTGTTAATAGCGATTTTATGCATAGCCTCGCGTGTGTCACACATAAGCACCTTACCACGAGGCAAAGCCCTATCATTTGGCAAATTAATAGCGCCTTTTTGGACACCAAAGCTATTGACCGCTTCGTTTAAAAAGTCGCTATCTTTTTGCCCTTTTTGCATTGTTTTAATAATGGTTTTCTCGGTATAAGCTCGGTGACCATCACCGCACCGCATTGTTGTGATGATGTCCTGCCCTGTCAGTTTATTTTCTACCGTCAAAATATCACCGCAGAATATCAACCTCAAAACATCTTCTTTATAGCAGACTGATAATTCTAAAAAATGATACTGTTTACTAGTAATAAGATTGCGGTTTGAATCATTGAGATTATAAACTGATATTTCGCCAGTGTTTGGCTCTGATGTTAGCGTTTTTTTAATTGAAAAAGCGACACGCAAATTATTAATAACAATGCTTTCTTTGCGATTACCGATTTTAAGTTCTAGAACTCGCCCGAATTGCTTCACGATACTCACCTTTAGTCATTATTAATAATTGCATACGATTATTAAGATCATCTTTAGATATTGCATTAATTCCAAGCCTTGATTTGTCATCTAATACCAACACGAAAGGTAAATTGAACTCAATTAATGACGGGCTACCGACAGACAGCCCTTTGTTTTTCGTGATATATTCATCTTTATCAATATCAAATAAATCAAATTGATACCCAGTTGATATTGCGTTATATCTTAATGTTAACCGCAAGTTCATATCGTATAATGAAAATGATTGTTCTAACACATCATCGCTTGTTGTTTGTATGACATACATTTTAACCTCTAACAATATTATCTAGCCCCGATCGTTCTTCTTGCGGTTGAGTTTTACCAAGGTTCCTTGTTTTCGGTTTTGGTACACTCAGGCCACTAGCGATTTGTGTCTCAACTATGAAAATTTCGCGAAACGTTAATACAAATTCACCACTTGTGTTTTGCTTTTGAGTAAGTCCAACAGACGTAAGTATCATGTTTTTATACTGCCGTGTGTTTGTTTGTAGCATTACAGGCTCACCGCTTCGCTGTACAGCTAACAATTTTTCATGAGCATCAGCAATACGATCGGATGATAAACTATTCAACAGCGGAGACTGATAGTCGGGGAGAAAATCAGCCACAACTTGATTAACAGCTTTTGCGCCAGTTTTAAAATGTGATGCAAAGCGATTTATCATATTTTCCGCCTGCGCTGTCACGGTCTTAATCGGCATCGGTAGCGGATAATCTGAAAAATTAAAACCCAATAAATTATCAAATGAAAATGCATTAGTTTCGTACCCGACCACTAAACCGTACACTGTCACTTCTTTAGGGTCTAATACCGCATGATCAGCAATATTAGCCCCGTTTTCTATTGGATTTTCAGTTACCCTTAATTTTGACGCGTGTTGCTCAACAGTATTGATATCGAGACTAAATACTGTGTTATCAGTAATTATCAAACCACTATCTTTTGATGATTTATTTAATATAGATTGAAACATTAGTTAGACCCCAAGGCTGTTTGTATATTATCGTTTATACGTCTCGCAGCATTATTAGAAATGCTATTCAAGCTATCAAAACCCTCTTGAGGTGTTGTAACGTTCATCGTGTTATTGATAGTTACCGCATTGTTATTATTGATGTTTTTGTTTGCTGGTATAAGACTTCCTGCTTTAGCTCCGTCTGTGCTTAGCTTTGCTTGTATGTTTGTGTTAGTTAATCGCTTAGCTGTAACTTCTATCTCGTCATCGTCACCACCTAGCCCAATCCACGATAAAGCCCCTTTAACTTTACTTTTAACTGAATCAATAAATCCATAAAATTTATCTTTTATCCAATCCATTGCTTTCTTGAACGGTGCAGTAATTGACTCATGCACTTTTAAAAACGTTTCAGCAAATTTCTTGGTAGTGTCACTGACATCATCAACCCACGATCCAAATAAATCTTTAACAAAGTCCCAAGCAGCTCGAAACGGCCACGTCACAAAATCCCAAATAGCCCAAAGCGTTTCGCCTAGTTTTTCTGTAGTAGTGGTAGTGTCATCTTCCCATATGTCAAATAATTTATTAATAAAATCCCAAGCCTCTTTAAAGGGTCTTGTAATAAGACCCCAAATGGCTTTAAACGTCTCGCCAATGGCATTAACAACGTCACCAGCATCAATACCTAGCCAGTCCATTATTTGGCAGATGAATTTATATGACATTCGAAACGGAAAGGTGATCACATCGATAATAAAGTTAAAAATCTTACCGATTCTATCTACCGTCTTGCTTGCTTCGCTTTCAGACATACCAAAAAACATTAGTATGCTCTTGAACGCTTTTGACAGTAACGACTTGATGCCAGCTATTAGCGATTTAAAACCGCTTACTATCGAATCAAACAAACTCTTAGATAACGATTTTATTTTTTTAGTATCGCCAGTCCACAATGCTTTGAGAAATTCCCAGAATGTTTTTGCAAATTCCCACGCTGCTTTGGCTCCGTCGATAAATGGTTGCCAGTACTCACCAAACAGGCTTTTACCGCCGTTCATGTAGACCATGAGATCATCAATCAATAACATTAAGCCAGTTATCAAAAGAATAATTTTGCCAATAGGGCTTAGTAAAAAAGCCCTATTTAAAATAGCCCACGCAACACCAAAGGCAATTACAGCGTTTTTCCAGCCAATCGTTCCCGACACAATCTTGTCAATAAATTTAACAAAATTAACAACAATCTGAATAACCATCCCGACCGCTTTAATGACTTTGGTAATGCCGTCAGCAATCAATTCCTTATTAACTGTTAACCAGTTACGAAATCCAGCAATTAAATTAGTCAAAGCAGGCGCAAGATTTAGTGCAATCTTAGTTTTTATGCTATCAAGAGCTAGTCCAGTCTTGCTCATTTCTCTTTTATAAAGCTCAGCTTGTTTAAGCTCCTTTTGTGAGATGCTGAACAAAGCACCTTTTTTTGTGGCAAGCTCTTTGGCTTTATCGATTGCGTTATTAAAAGCGCCAATCAATTTTTTACCGTACAATACAGCTGTTGCAGCTAACGCAACCAAAATCATCTTCAATGAAAATAATTTCGATTTTGTTTGACTTGCTGCTTTACCTGCTTCCGCCGTTGATTTTTTTGTCTCGCGAATAGCCTTGTTTGCATCTTCTTGTATGCTATTAGCGGTATCTGCAAGTTGATTTGCACCAGCTTGTAAATTATTAACAACTTTCGTTATTTCACCAGCTTTTGAGGCATCAACACCGATTTTTATCAAAAATTCTTCTAAAAACATTATTGCGCCTCACTTTGCTGTTGTTGCTTTTCTGCTAATTTAGTTTCAGCTATTACGTTGTGCATATCGATAACATCATCAAGAGAATACACGGTTCGAAGCTCGTGGAGCGTTGCGTATTTATTTACGATAACGCCCCACACAAACCAATCTACATCGCTTTCTGAGCTATCTCCTCCAAGCTGAGCGTACTTAGATTGGACAATAGGCCATTTGGTAAAAAACCCAAAAAATGGAATTTTAGCCCCTCAATAATGACTTGATAGTAATGACTTCGATGTGTGTTAAAAAACTCACCTGCCTCTTGCGGTTTTTGAAACAGTACTTTTTTACCGTTTTCATCTACAGCAGTAACATAATCAAGTATGAACTTTTCTATTTCAGCAAATTGTTCAGAGCCGATATTTGATGCTAGTTGACCAATATCAAAACCTGATTTATTACCCTCGAATGAAAAACAGCCTTGGAGCAAGGCTGTTAATTTTTTTAGGTATTTATTTGACTTGAAAAAATCTGCTTGTGTGAATGTATAAACTACATCATCAATAGTAAAATCTGTGCTTTGCATTATAAACCGCCTTTAATGTCAAATTCTGCCTTAGTTGCTTTAAATGTCCATGTTACGCCGTTGTGAGACGTTCCCCGTGCGTGCGTTGGAGGTGTTGTAAACCAGCACCCCGTTAGTAAAAACTCATCACCGTTGCGTAAATCTTTGTACGTAATTAATTTACCCGTCGCTGTTGTTGGGTTGTTAATTTGAGCATTACGTAACTGATTTAATTTTTGGTTAGTTTCAGAATGCTGTAACGTTTTAATAGTAACAGTTGCGCCACGATTACAAGAATGAACAAAAACACCCTTGCCGTTAATGCCGTATGTGATATCACCGTCGTCGCCGATTGGTGCAATGCTAATAGCATCTTGTGCATTCTCGTAGCCAGTAATTTCAGTGCCGTCGATAGTCAAGACGGCATCTTCTAAAGAAAATGATTTAGACATATAAAATCCTTATCGATTAAATTGAACAATGATATCGACGCTATGACCCGCACCAGCAAGTTTAAGCGCACAGTTGATAGGCATCATCTTACGAGCCTCTCTATCTGCTGTATCTTGCATGTCGAACGAATCAGAATAGAAATAGTAACCATTAATATGATCGCCGTATGATAGTTCGCCAACATCTCCGCCCGTCCATTTTCCAGAACCCAAGAACCCATTATTAATAAACTGTTCTCCCGGAATTTTCATTGCGCTAAGTAAAATTTCTTGCCCTCTATCGGTTTGCGAAATTTTAAACGGATTACCCTGCAACGTATTAAACATTTGCACTTGCGACACATTAATGAAAGCATCTAGACCAACTGTTTCATCAATAAATGTACCACCAAGCATAACACCCTCGGCTAGCATATTTACACCTGCATAATCAGTATAAAAATTAATACCCAAACGTCGGCATTTTGTTGCTTCGTTGATAGTGATTTTATCGTCTGATGTGACACTAACTTCTTGCTTGAATTTAACCGTTTTAGCCGTGTTTACACCCGTCCAAACCGTTGTCAAAGCAATGCCCATTAATTCAGCCGCGGCATGTGTATTGCCCTTATTGTTATACTGAACCATTAAACGACCGCTATTACGTTTTGATAGCGTTTTAAGTACGTTTGTATCAGTATATTCAATGTTGGCTGGTCGGGTTTCTGTGTACGCCATGACTTTTGCATTTTCGACGCCCTGAGCGACAACCCAGTCATGAGCTTCAACTAATTCAGCGTCAGTAATTGTGTTGGCAAAATAAACGCCGTACCAATTTTGGTATTGGTTTTGTAACTTGCTCAATGCCTCAGCAGGTGTTTCTTTATTGTAAGTGATCGCATCTTCACCGTTAATTAGCGTACTTCTTCCATCAATTAGGTTAGTCATGCTACCGATATAAGTACCATCTAATTGCGCGTCAAATACATAACCAAAATTAGCACCCTTGCCATCAGTGTTTGCTGATAAGATAAAACGACTGCCGACAGCGTCATAAATGAATTTGACACCAAGATCATTTAGCTTTGCATTAACGACATTTGCTACATCGTGCATACTTGAAACAGTCGAAAAATCCAGCTCTTTAACATCGATTTTTACATCATTGAAGTAAAATGACAGATAACCGTCGGTAATATTTTTAAATTGAATATATGAAACTGCTAACGCTGAGCCATTGATTTTTGAACTAATTGCTGATGATGTGAAATTTTCTTTCATATATCTAGCAATTAACGCAGTTTTCGGTTTTGGTCGTGCTGAAAATAACGCAGCGGCAGCACGATACGCATCTGAATTAGTACCAAATAAAGACGCTACACTGTTAACATCTGAAACAACGACGTAGCGAGTATCTGGATTTGTAAATTCGTCGCACATTTCATCAGTGAAAATAGCAACAACACTCAAATCACGCTTTTGTGCGCCCCGCGGTGATTGTGGTAGAGTTACATCCACCACCTGACTGATTGGTAAACTCATTATTACCCCTTCTCTAAATTAAATTTTACTGTATCGCCACGCCTCAATTGAGACTTAACGATCGGATTAATGGAAAATGTAAGATCGACTTGTGCACGCTGTTCTTTGCCACCTGCAATAGTTGTTGGCAAGCTTCGAATTTGCGAGCATTTTAGATATCCCATACCTAGACGCCTCAACCTCTGCCAAACCACCGTTAATCGCATTGATTCGGTTAATTTGCACAGCATATCGTACGCATTCTTACCGTATGCATTGATTGAGATAGTGACTTCTCTAAGAGTTGATGCCATTTCTTCTTCATCTGTACCATTGAACCTAACCTCGGTCCCGATATCCGACTGATACGCATTTAGTACAGTGATGAATTTATCCAGTTTTGAAACGTCCTGCATATTGTTAGCATCAAATACTAACTCCTCAGGTAACGTCAAAACCTCCGCTATCGTGCGTCTGAGAGCCATCATATCTAGTCGCGAGACAGTCGTAATAGCCATAATCGCTCCATATTGATTCCGAAATAACTTTAAATCTCATACCGTGATGATGAAACAGCATGCCATTAGTGATTTTTTCACGAGAAAATATTCTAACGGTTGGGTTATACCTATCGCCCTCGGGTAATATTTGTAAATCATCATTACTAGCAGGTTGAATAATGCAGGTAATATCACCAAGCGATTCAAAATTAACTTTAGTAGCAAAAAACGGATCGCTTAAAAATTGCGATATTAATTCACGATTCATTTTCTCTTACCTCGTAAGTTATTGATGCCCGTAGTTGTCCAGTATCAATCAACGGCTTACTTGATTTCTTACGCTTTGCTGTTTCTTCTTTATTTGCCACAAAATCGCCATCAGTTATTTTCTCAACGATTTTACCTTGCAAATAAGCACCAACATCAGCAAAAGCATCATGCGCAGATTTTTGACCTTTCAAGCATTCGGCGATACGAGCATTACCAAGTCGCCCCAAGTTTTCGGCTTCTTCTGACGCTGTGGACCGCATAAAAGAACGTTCTGGAATACCTTTTTCAGGCACTCCAAATTCATGAATAACACCAAGTTCGGCATTGGTTATGCTAGCCGATTCTTTTCGTGAATTTTCATCACTCGGAATACCAACAACCAATTGAATTCGGTTTAGTTGTTCAGCTCGCTTCATGACTTCTTTTAGTCGTTTTACGATTTCTAATTCACTCATCCGATAACCCCAATCGGAGTTATTAAACGGCGTAAGCGTAAGTATTCTTGACCGTATGATGTTGAAGTTAAATCGTAGTCACTTGGGTTGCCAGATGATGTGTTTTGTGATGTGTAGCCGATTGATAAACCGCCTGCTGATTTGCTCGATACTGATTTAAAGTTTTCGCCATTGTTAAAAATAACGTTATCGTCTAAATCCCGATTTAAAAAGCCCTTGATAGCTAATCTGTGCGCCGTGTAAGCAAACAAGCCGAGGTCGTATAATTTACCCCATGCCTTTTCACTCACAACTAACGCACTGCTTTCTAAGAAATTCTTGATTGTGCCGTCATCGACTTTTGAAAATTCGGGGTATTCATCACGAAAGTTCATAAATACCCCTTATTTTTAGACTTTATAGTCTACATACTGCGCAGATTTAGGCTCTTTCCACATTACACCAGTAAATGCTGAACGATAGCCGCTTTGATATGAGAGTAAATCTTTTCGCATTACTTCTAAGATTTCTGGCATGTGTACTTTCATTTCAAGATAATCTTCGTCTGGCGTATAGATTACTAAACGTGATTTGTTTTTGTTAATATTTTTGGCGTATCCAGCAGGAATTTTAACAAAGTTGACATTAAAGCTGTCATTTTGTGACGCTTTTCGCAATGCCGCCATGACACGATCCATAGCAGCAATTGGTAATAGATCCGTGCCGACAATTTGCGGATTTGGGTCGAATTTCTGCATTGCTGTCATGAAATCTTTTGCATCCATTGCGATATTGGCTGGCTGAATAGTATAGTCAGAACGAGACCAAACTTTATCGTATGCACCAAGAATCATTTTAACGAATTCCTCAGATGACATTTCTTCTAACGTCTTACCTGATGTGTCGTTATAAACTTCAACCTGCTTACCAGTTAACAGCCCTTCTTGACCGGGTTTTTGTTCATGCCCAACATATCCAGCATATTGAATAGTTGCCACCGCGTTAGCGTACAAGTCATTTTGCTTTTTAGCTGGTAAATTGATACCTAATTTCTGAGCTTTCTCAATTTCTTGTTGAGTGTAAACCAAACCTTTAGCCCACTGAACTACCGGCGATTTTTTCGCTTCAATGGTGCTGTCAATTGTTTCGAGTGATGTGGTTTTAATACCAATTACACCATTTTTAACAGACCCGCGAACTTCAGTAACACCGTATTCCCATTCTTCGGTTGCAAAATCAAGCCCTTCTGTAACAGGCACAGCTTGACCGATATTAATTTCAGGTAGTTCTTTTTCTTGTAACTGTTTATCACGCTCTAACAGTTGTTCTGTGATAACGTCACTATAATCTACATTTTCATATGCCATTACGCTTTAACTCCTCTTGCTACTGATTTTACCGATTGCGCATAACCTAGTGTGATCGCTGCACAGTGATTACCATTGCTGACACGCTCGACCCAGTAACCTAAGTCAATATTACCCTCGGCAACATTTGTGATTTTCCCAGCATCATCACCCGTCGGTACGATATAAACACGCTCACCACGCTTCAACTCGATGTCATTTACCGCTAACGCAACAACTGAATCACCATGAGAAAAGTGTCCGATGTTGATGTGACGGTTATTCGGGTGCTTATCGCCGTAAATATCACGCACGATAATACCGTGAATTAAATCGTTTGCTGATTCGATTGCTTTAATACCGCCGTCCGCATTGACTGCAACGAAAGTACCGCACAATAAATCTTTACCAGTTAAATTTTCTTCACCCCATACCTTGCTATCTGAACTTGATACGCGGTGAATAGAGCCTGGTTGCATTGTCCCCTGATCTGAATCCCAACTTGTAAAACTGTAACCCATATTATTTACCTCCTAATCGCGCACTGGCTGATTTTGCTGGTGCTTCTTTGCTGTCATTAAGCAAACTTGAAACAACCTTGTTTTTCTTAGTGCTTGTAGCTACTAGACCAGCATAAGCTGCTCTGATTTCTGCGTCTGTTAATTTTGATGCTTGGCCCTTTGTGTAAATCCCATGATCGACTAACACGCCAACTCGAACATCACGCCCACTTTTAGCATCATTTAGCTTAACTTTCGGGAATCGTGCTTTCGCATCATTCATCACGCTGTCCTTGTCTTTTTCTGCTTCAAGTTCTTCAACGCGCGCTTTATATTCATCACGCTCTTTCTTAACCTGTTCAAGCTCTGCCGTTAAAGCCGTAATTCTGGCGTCCTTGTCGTCTTCGCCTGCTGTTGGTTCTTCATCGTTCAAAGCTTCAAGTTTTGCTTTTAGCTCATCGATTTGTTTTTGAAGTTCATCAGCCTTGGCTTTTGATTCTTCATCTTCTTTACCTTGAACTTCTTCAAGCTGTTGCATGAGTTCATCAATTTTTTTACTGATTTCATCAGCAGATAAGTCGGAGTCTGTTAACAACTTCTTGATAGCGTCAACAAGCGACTTTCTTTTTGCTTTAAATTTCATTAATGTTGCTCCTATTTTTGGTTTACTATCGTTTAATCTACAATCTGAGCCAGCGCGACCTTCGGCAACGATAGCAACATGATTGACTTTGATATTTTTGTGATAAAACTTTCCGTTTTCTTCTTGAATATCCGCAGGCTCGTAGCCGACAGATAACTCGCGAATATCTTTGTTTTTGAGTAATTCAATTGCTGACGCATCTTGAATATATGCATCGCATACGATGTAATTACCCTCAACCCTTGGGGTTTGAACATGACCCACTGTTTTATTTTTCCAGTCGCTAGCATCAACCGATTTTCTGTCGGGATGTGTGATTGTGATCGGCATGCCGTCAATTGATTTGAGCGTGTCAGCTTTACTAAGCTCCTCAATTGTGCGGTTAACATCAATAAGCCTATTTGCTCTGCTGTCAGTTAATCCAATTTCATGCCCGTAGTACTGCAATACAGTTCCTTTTGTAATTTTGGCGGTTGTTTTTAAGTAGCCCTGCGGTGTTATTTCCCAAGCCATAAAGCCCTCTTTTAGACGTAAATAATCCTACTCAGTTAAGAGCATTAAGTTAGTAATTTTGATTAGAATTTAATGTAAGGAATAGCTAAGCATCGGCATTGATAATCTTCCCCACATTTACCGATATATCCGCCAATTGATTTGCGCTTTTTCCACGTTTTACCCTGATCATCTGAATAGACAGTGGGATCAGAATATTTGCACAGCATGTTATTTAAAACTAAATGCGATTCACGCTCTCGTGCGTCACCAGTGCCTTTCCATTTGTAGACATCAAAACCTAGCTTCTTATTGCGCTCTTCTTCAAAATCAGCGTTAATCTTGGCTGTTTGGTCTCTTGCAATGAGTTTTGCACGAGAATAAGAGACATTACCTCTAGCACGAATTTCATTAATTAGCTCGCCGTGCCTAAAACCCTTTTTGTAGTTTGTGAAAACGTTTGAACCGATATCATTGATAAAGTCATTTTTGATTGATGTTATAAGCTCTACATTTTGTTGAATAGCTACTGCTAACGTATCGCCCAAAATTTCTTTTTCGATAATGCTTGAGAGGTCAACATCAAAAGCATTTTTAAAGTTTCGAGTAAATTGTGTCTTGTTCTGATAGTGGACCTTAGTCACGAATCGAGTAGCCAGTAATTTAGCTCTTTCCTCAATGCGCTCGCCAGCAATTGACGCTAGCACTTCAATTAACGAGTTAATGTAATCATCATCACTAATAGCAACAGCATCAACCAAGTTTTTTTTGCTCAGCGCATCAGTAATTCGGTTTATCATCGCTCGGATAAAATCAGCTAACGCATCACGATAATAAACCTCAGCTCTTTTACTTGGCGTTGTTGGTGGTAAAAACCTATCACGCCCCTGTAGCGAATTCTTCAGCAGAGAATAAATCTCCATCTTTCAAATCCTCCTCAGTCGTATTGATTAGGAGTTTACGCGCGATTAGCTCAGTTTGAGCCACTTTATCTGATATAACATTTGCTGTTACTAACCCAGATATTGCAGAAGCAAACTGACTAAACCTTGTTGCCTCTTTATCCTCGTTGATAACCTTGATAGAAGGGTATTCAAACGTTAGTCCGTGGTTAGGCATCATCTTATCGAGAATGAATTTATCGATAAATTCTTGAGCTGGTCGCAATCTGCTTTCTTGTAATGCGTTGATTGTGCCGTGATATGATTCTAAATCTTCTTCACCAGTTGAAAATCCGCTCGCAGATAGTCCAAATAACACAGTAATCGGTCTATCTAGCGCACCTGCTGTAACAGTAATGAGTTTTGTTAAAACCTCAGATAATCCGCCGTATGTTGCTGTTTTTTGCTCCCAACGCCCTTGAGCTTCACTATTTCCCGCATCAAGCGCAATAGCATTCATAGATGATTTTGTATGATTAATTAGATTGATGAACTTTCTAATATCATCTTCTTTGCCTTGTGCCACTTTTGCTATCAAATCAGGAATAAACAATACATCAACATTACTATCTTGAATAATATCGCCGATACATGTAATTGTTGTGTCAAATAAGCGGATAGCATTGTATTTGTTTTGCAAGTCCGATATGCCGAATTGGTTTCTATCTGTCAGTTTTGATTTACCAAGTTTCAATCTGTGACAGCGCGAATGATGGACCTTATCATTCTTCCCGATTGTGTAGTAAATTGGTTTACCGAAATTCGCAGACTTTAAATCATCATCAATATTACTATCTGGATTAAACTCGCCTTTAGTTAACACGATGAAACGCTGAATATCTTCGACATCTGATAGCGGTTGTGACAAATCATCAGCATCAGTAATAGCGACAATTAACGCATCACCTAGTAGTGAGCTAAACGCCAAAAATTTTTCTTTTATCTCGTTTAGCTTCAATCGATTTTCCTTTTCAATAACAAGCTTTAGCAGATTTTCATCATAATCACCGCTAAACACTCTTGGCAGTTTAAGCATATCATCTGCTGTTTTATCGATGTATTTGCCTGTCAGCCACGAACTGCTATACATGTTTAACAATTGCCTGTCAGATATTTTCTTATTCGAATATCTCACTGAATCGTTTTTATTGCCTAGTGATGTGTACAGGCTTTCTAATGAATCCGTAAGATAGTTAATTTTTGTCATAAAACATCCCAGATACTAGTAATAGATTTCCCAAAAATAATATTCAAACCATCTGACGTAGTGTCCACTTGGTCGTCATGTGCGCCGTTGGGGAATTGTGCATGTTCAACAATAAAATCATTTAACCACTCCGCTTTTTCCGGTAAATAAACCCTACCACTTTCGATGAAAGGTGCTACATCGTTGGCGCGTGTAATTTTGTCAATGTTACGTTGAACAGCTTTGATCGGTATAACGTGGTCAACTGATTTAGATAGCGTTTGAATCAGTGTTGTTCCGCTGACTTTATCTTCCACATTCATAGACCGAATATTGAAAATAGGAATGTGCTTATGCCAGAAAGCTTTAGCCATTTTGATTAAGTCGGGCGACTCCCATTTACCACGCAAGATGTCAATTAGATATGCGTTACCGTCTTCACCCTGCCCCCAGAGTGCAAATACCGAATAATCGTTTTGCTCTTTCGTTTTTTGGGCTGTATCAACCGTAATAACGGCAAATTTAAGCTTGGGTAATACACGATATGACTTGAACCATTCGGTTTTAAATATGCCACCGTCGGTAATAAATGGATTTTGTTGATATAACGCTTCAAAATTAGCAGGTGGCATTATTTTTTTACGTTCAAGTAAAAACTCAAGGCTCTTATGCTCTGGGAATAATGCCTCTCCTGCTTTACGATGTTTTTCATCATGAACCGCAATAGCTGGATAGCTCAACACCTTAACAGTAGGGTCCGCATCAATTAAACGTCCGATAGGGTCATCAACATGCCACCTAGTCAATATTGCCAACAACCCAGCTTCTTCACTAAATCGCGTAAAAAAATCATCAGTAAACCAATCCCACGTCGCATCACGAATTGCCAAGCTATTAGCATCCTGCCTGCCTCTGATTGGGTCATCGATAATACCCAGATCTAACGACTCACCAGTAATAGACCCTCTAACAGTTGTATTTCTGAAATAACCCTCATGATCAATATATTCGATTATTTCTCTGTTTCTTAACCGCTGAGCTGATATTGTTACAGCGTTCTTACTCGATATTTTAGTGTTTGGAAAAACTCTGCTATAAATATCACTATCATAAACGCGCTGTAATCGTAGATTAGCCCTTATCCCAAGGCGTTCAGAAAAAGATGTGTAGATAGTTCTGTATTCTGGCAATTTACCAGCTAACCAAGATATAAAATCAATGATCTGAACTGATTTACCGTGTTGTGGGGGGGCTTGTATAACAAGCTTTGGACGCTTACCGGACATTAAATCATTATAAAACTGCTGTAATCTATCTGCTATTTCTTGTTGCCACCAGCCTTGCTTTAAATTTGTGTTGATAAGCGTCCTATATTCCCAAAATGAACTTCTAGCGCGCCTTATTTTTTGTTCTAGCAGTAGCTCGGCTAACCTCTGGTTTTTCAATTCCATATTTTGCCAGCTCCGCTTCTAATTCTTCGTCAGTTAAATCTTTTACTTGCTTTGGTGACATACTGCCATCTGATGACTGGTGATCGATTTCTTGTTTATCTCGCCATTTATGCGGTTGTCGATTTTTAAGCCAGAAAATTTGAGCAGTTGTATCGGGTGGAATTAATTTTTTAATCACTCGTTTAGATTTATTTTTCCCATCGGTTTTTAACTCAACTTCTTCATATTCAATACCAATGGCTCTTTTATATAATGATTCAACTACCTCAACATCTGCAATCTCCTTACCCTTTTTTATGGACTCAAGAAACTGTGGATGCTTAGTTTTCCATGTGTTAATGGTTTGCTCTGAAACATTAAAAAAATCCGCTAATTGTTTATCTGTATAACCCAACAAGCACAGCTTTCTAGCCTGTTCAGCGTATTCTTCTCTGTAGTTTGTTGGTCTTGCCATATTCTGTCCTGATAATTTATCATTTTTCGAAAATAAACCCTGCGAACTCACCAATCTGCAACCACTTAGTGAATTTATTCACATCACTTTTCTCTATTGGTCTTTGAACACCCGATATACTTAACTCTTTTTCAATAATTTCTTTGTGAGTGCAACCTGACAGGATTTTGTTTGATAGAGTTAATCGACTAATTACGGTACCTAGATAGCCGTTAAATGATTGTAGTTTATCAACAATGATAATCACGCCACCTTTGTTGCATTTTTCAATCAATGAATTTATAAACCGCTCTCTATTACAAACTTTCATAAACATAATCGAAAGAAAGCAAACAGCAACATCAAAACAAGGTAAAGAATAGTTCTCCATGTCATCTATAACTAACTCACCATAACCTTTAAATGCGTTAGCCATTTCCTTTGAGTTATCAATTGATATAGCTTTCGCATTTCTACTTTTTAGTACAGATTCTGACTCTTTTGTAATATTCCCAGTTGAACAACCAAAATCAATTAACACCCCGTCGTGAGGCAAATAAGCTCTTATTAAATGCTCAACCATTTTTGTAGCTAAAGGATACCAAGGGAGTTGTTCGGTTACATGCGAGTCAAAATTATCAACAACATTTTTATTTTTAAAAGACCAGTTTTCAGGTATTTCCATACTTTAAAATCTCTCGATAAATATTTTCCGCAACAGCTTTCATCATTAAAGGTGGCACCATTCTTCCAAGTCGTTCAACCTGCTGTTGATATGATCCTGTAAGGATATAATCATCAGGAACCGACATGATTCGCTTAATTTCTGACACAGTAAACGCTCTGTTATCCCAGTGGTAGGATTCTCTTGCGCCTATTTTTCCTGTTGTCGCCTTTATGCAGGGAGAGACGTCATCTGGTGACGCTTTAGCTAATGTAAATGCTTTATGATGTGATTTGCCAATGGGGGTTGCTTTCAGTAGCTCATAAACTTTGTATCTTGTTAAATCTGTTTCTAATCTATCTTTGTTAGTGAAAATTAATCCTTCAAACGCATCTTTTAAATTAACAATATAATTAAAAGGTGTTGGATGAGTTTTGTTTTTCATTGATTCTCGCCAGATATCATTTCTAACGCCAACAAAAATAACTCTATTGCGAGACTGAGGCACACCAAGAAATTTTGCGTTAAGGATTTTACAGCTAACTTGATAGCCTGATAATTTTAATTCCCTTAAAATTTCGTTCAAATATCCCTTGGCAACCCCTTTAGCTAAACCAGATACATTTTCCGCAACAAAAACTTTAGGCATCACATCTCTCAATATCCTTATGTATTCAAAAAACAAATCTTCCACATTTGCTTGTGTAGAATCAGAATATTTTTTTACCTTACCCCAGCCTTTATCTCTACTCCCTGCGGTTGAAAACGCAGAGCAAGGCGGTGAACCGTCCAATACATCTAGTTCAAATTTTTTCTTACCGATTTTGTTTAAAATGTCGCTTCCCGTTAGATCTCTTATATCACATTTGAATATATGAGTGGTTGGCCAGTTGCTGGCGTACGTATTTTGAGCCTCTGGGATAAATTCATTAACAGCCAAAACCTTGCCACCAGCCATTCTATAACCAGTTGAACTCCCCCCGCCTCCGGCAAACAAACTAACTACTTCGAACTTGTGATTATTATTTTCAGTTTGTAATTTTAGTTCAGCTACAGATGGTATTTTATAATTAGTCATACTCAAAACCACACCTTGGACACTTATGAGTTAAGTTTGTTTCATCGCACTCAGAAAACGAGTCTGGATAATCAATTTCTGTTTTTGAATTCATATTATTTAGCTCGCTATCACTGAATCCAAGCAGGCTAATATCGAAATCGCTCAGTGTTAATTCAGCAATCTCAGCTTGCAAAATATCAAAATCCCATCCAGCATTAAGAGCTAACTGGTTATCAGCGATTAAGTAAGCCTTTTTTTGCACATCAGTTAAGCCACTCAAAACAACACAAGGGGCTTCATCAAGATTAAGTTTTTCTGCTGCATCTAGACGTCCATGTCCAGCAATTATAATATCGTTTTCATCGATTAAAATCGGATTTGTCCAACCAAACTCTATAATACTATTAATTATTTGCTGAATCTGATCGTCTGAATGCGTTCTTGAATTTTTGATATGTTTTTTTAAGTCACTAACTTTTTTATAAGTAATTTTTAATGAATTCATTTGGATTTCGCTAATTTGATTAAATATGCAGTTATTTTTTATAAGTGCCCAGGATTTTTTATACTTTATGCGGTAAAAGTGAATAGTTATTTATTATTGAAAAGCTATTAATGATGAGTATCTAAGTTAGTGGTTTTAAGGGGAGTTGGCTCACGGTCGGCAAACTTAGAAGCCAGACCCCCTTTGAGTAAAGAAATTAAACATGATACAGATAGAAATGTAACAAATTGTTTAATAACACTAATAGAATAACTCACACACAAAATACCGTCAAGTTTCATTCACCACCAATCTCTCTTATCGCCCTTTTATCAGCATTGCACTTCTCAATAACATTTAGCAAATGCTCGTTATATTTGATGCTATCGCCGAAAGTCATTGATTTAGGTGGTAAGTTTGGTAGACAATCACTGAGTAAATTTGCTGGTATCGGTCGATTGACGTAAATCTTTCGCTCTGTTGTACAAGCTGTTAGAAACAGGCACAGGCACAAACTGACTAGCACAGCCATTATTTTTGAGTTGCTCATTGATTTGCTCCTGCCTTTCGATAGATTTATTTTCTAACTCATGTTTGCTTTGTTCGTTATCAGCTATGATTTGGTTGTTTTTAGCGATATCCTGGTTCAACTGTTCGATTTTTCCGAACAGTTCAGCTTTATCTTTTTGTAGCCGCCTTTTTTCTTGATAATTGCTGCAACCGAAATGTATAGCTGAGATAAACCCAACAATGACTAATACTATGCCTGCGATGTTTAATTTTGGCATACCGCCTACCTCATACGAAAAAGCACATAAAACAACAAGAAAAACAAAAAAATCAATCCAATCAAACAAAAATAATCTAATTGTTTTTAAACCATAGCATTTTAATTTATTCATAAGCTTCTATAATTTCCAACTTAAATGACTGACCATTAAGTTCACTCATTAGCAAATTTAATGCCTTTTTGCTTTCAAATAACTGTGTATCGTTATTGCTCATGCCGACTAAAATACAGCCCTGTGTATCTTTGGTCCAATTACCTGCATGAATTAAAATATGTGAACGATTGGGAACGTCTTTAACTTGATATACTCGACCAAACTTTGGTGAGTTAACAATATCGCATTGATATATAGCGACTGGAATACATGAAATCTGACGCTGATTATCTTTCCACAGTAGCTCTAATGTTGATAAAATCGTACCCGACGGTAGTTGTAGTTTACCAAACGTACCATGCTCACTTGTTTTTAATCTTGTTAGTTTCATTAATTCCCTCCTGTTTTATCTTTGAATCTATCAGCAATATTCTTTATCATTTCAGCACCTAGCCAACTTGCAATGCTTATAGCGCAATATTTTTCTTCATCTATCCAGTGCCTACTTGTAGCTATCCAAGCCATTAGCTGCCCTGCATATAATGCGACTATCACTTGACAAATGACTACTTTTAGCGTGAATGATTTACCGCTTAAAATATCAAACGCTATTTTTGCAATAGAGCCGACAACAGCAGCTATTAACTGGTATAGCCAATCATAATTATTAGGATCTTTGATTGGCATAATTAATTCTTCTTGTTAGTTAATGAGGTGACAGCGTACTAGCTAAATGTTAGTTATGTGTGTGTCTAGCTTTGCTGTCGATTCTGTAGATGCCCCCAAACGTATCAAATCTCAGCATTAAGCAGAATTACTGCTACTTGACCAAAATAAGTAGAGGTACAAGGGGGACTGTTATGGTGGGTCTAGCTGGACTCGAACCAAGCTACCTTTCAATTATGAGTTGACCGCTCATACCGTATGAGCTTTAGACCCTTGAAAATGATTGACCTAAACGTGATATACAAGGTTTAGGCACGGTTACGGTTCAACGACATTAATGTCGCCGACATGCATGAAATTTGGACACAAAAAAACCCAACTTAAAGTCGGGCTTTTATTTAAAAACAGTTTGGATACAAAAATTCCAGTCTGGATACTTTATACCACTGTACTCTTAAGAAATCAAGCTTTAAATGAGTTATTTTTTTATTTTATGGATTACCGCTGGAATATCATCACTAATATTAACAAGCGCAGGGGCCACCCAGTTGAGTTTATAGTCGGATCGCCCCTTACCTACCCAGTACCCATGCCAGTGCGCTCGTCGAATATGTGGTCTTGGCATGTTTCTACCAATATCATGATCAACTACATGCGATTTTTTTTGTTTTTCAGATAATCGTATGGCGGCTCCTATCCTTTGCCCTACATCCCAAATCTGCGTAGTGTCACGAACATCAACCCTATAGCCAAGCTTTGTTTTTCTTGCAACTGGATTTTTTGGAGTCCCATTTATTTCTTGTTGCTGAGTGCAAATAAAAATAATCAGCGAAACAATTTTATTTAACTCAGACACTAATACAGTGAATTTCTCATGCTCTCGATACTTTTGTAAAACATCATATAGCATTTCACTAACATTATCTTTAGCAAAGCTTAGCGTGCAAATTTCGCATTTATTATTTCCATAATCACCAACAATAATTAAATATTCTGGAATTTCATTTCCCAATATATAAACAAAAAAGCCTTTTATTTCTCTTTCATATAATGTTAGGTTTGGAGATTCAATATAAATACTCCATTCAGGAGATTTTAGTAAAATATCTTTTGGTATTTTGTCATTCTGCTCTGTGTCAATAACTGCATTAAATGAATCTTGATCAAAACGGTAAATGCCTTTTGTAATTCCCCAAGTAGCTATTGCCATATCTGCGAATACTTCATGATATCTATCCTCGCTCAATCCCGATGATTTTGATAATAATATATCAACTATTTCAGTTTCACTCAAAAATTGCCAGCTTTCGAACTTGTTATTGGCTCTAGCTTCTAACATTGATTCAATGCAACCGCGATATTTTTTCGTTATTAATTTAAAATGCTTGAGTGCAGAATGTTCTTTAATCACAACCAACTCCTGTGTTAACAATATGATCAATAACTCCCTTAGCAAACAGCTCAGCTTTAACAGATTCTATTAATCTAGAATATAAAATGTTATCAGTTGTAGCATCTACATAACTGTTGTTGCTTAACATAGCTAATATTCCTTGACGTTCTTCTATTAAAAGATTCATCATTTTAACTACATCATCCGGAATACTTCTTGTCCCCTGCTCCCATCTTTGCCATGTGCGAACATGACAATTACCAATGAATTGAGCAGCCTCTGTCACATCCAAAAAGAACAGGCGCCTAAGCGCCTTTAATTCAGTATTAGTCATGAACTCTCCTTAACTCATTTGATAAAGAGTTAGCGTCCATACCATTAAAATCTTGAGTTAAATAATTTTTATTAACATAAGAATCAAATAACTCTTGAGCGTGATCACTGATTTCTTTAGTAAAAAATTCCTCAACCAATTCTTCCGCATCCCATGAATCTACCTCGCTGTCTTTTGAAACAGCTTCCACAAATTCATCATATTGATCTTCATCTTTATATACAACTAAAGATGAACTTACGGCACCAGCATCAAAAGTATTTGATGTTTGAAGACTAAAACAATAGTGTTTATCTTTGAAATAAAAAGACATACTAACTTGAATCATCCCCAGTTGTGGGCAATCAGAATTTTCATTCAAGTCTTGAATTTCGATATTGATATTTTGAATATTTAATGTAGTCATTTTAAAATCCCTCTTCTTTAGGTTTCGATTCGAACCAGTTCCGAATCTATGTAAGTATTATAGGTCGCATTTGCGACCAAGTCAACTATTATTTTTATCTTTTTGTGCTATTAAATAATTCTGTCTTTAACCATCTCTAACTCAAATCCCGACTGAACTTTTAAAGATGCAAAATAACCCCGCAAGTAGTCCTCACCTCTTTTTTTAAGCTTGTCTACCGCATTCCAGTTTGTATTAAGTTTTCTTGCAATATCTTGTACTGACTGAGGTTTAACTATATAGATGTTGTCAACTCTAATACCTTTAGACAGTTGTTTACACGGCACGCTATGAATACCACTTGCCTGCTTCTTCCATTCATTTCTTACATACCCCTCCGTTACTATATAATCCGTAATTACCTGTTTTTCACCGAAATAGGATAATATAAGAGTGTCATAAATATCTTTTGATTGCTGACCACTTAAAACCAAAATAGACAAAAAAGCTTGATTAATTACTTGAGCATCACTGTCGGAGCAGATTTCTCTCATTTTTTTTGGTTGAGAGTTATAATAAGATGGCGTATTTTGCTTTAAATATAGATTTTTTCTAGACCAGTTGCCGAACCGAGTGCAAACCTCGGTAATATCATAATCCGCTTTAAATCTCACGCTTTTAATTTGCTTGATAATTTTTTCTGGCTCATCATCAACGTATACATATTCTGCTAGCATTTGTTATCCTTAAAATTCTTCGACTTCCCAACCGCCACCTAGTTTTTTAGCTTTCTTTTTTATCGCTAAAAACTTAAATGGATACATATCGGCAGCTACTTTTATTTTTACTCTTGCATCATCCATCCAAAAACCCTTTACTTCGTGTAATTCAATTAATCCATCTTTATTCATTACAACGAAATCAGGCGTGTATGTTGTGTTATTTGCTAATTTGAATTTTAAGCCCTCAAATTTAAACCAGATTATTTCGTTAGCTTGTTCAAGTGTTTTCAGATACTGATAATACTCGGTTTCAGTTTTATTCATCTGCCCAGATTTCAATCTACCGAGCGCAAACGTTGCAGGTCTCATAATTTAATCTTCCCTTCTTTGATTAGTATGTCCTGAGTTCTGATTACTCCCTCAGCGTGCGCTAATCTAACGAATTCATACTCATGATTTCTTGTCCTGCGGTCGATTTCGTCATGACAAGCCGAGCAAGCCCATGCCCCTTGTAAGTCGTTTGGTTTCATACCTACTCCGCACGTTCCTGCCAGTCTATAATGTGCTAGCACCGTAGTTTCTGGATTATGATTACAGCATGGTAGTCGAACCGTGCACTCTCGCCCTCTTGCTTCTTTAGTTAGCCTGCTCATCGTTAACCTTGTTTAAATTATGCTGATTAATGTATTCTCTGCGTTGTTCTCTAACTATTGCTATTGCTCGCTCCAATTAACGCCTTTCTCGGCTCCAAATGCATATGCTAGCTCCAACAAATTACTTAATTCTTTTTTACTCATTCTTCTTGTTGATTGACCTAAAACAATAAAGCCTGTCCCATCCAAATTGGGGACCGTTTTTTGTCCTTTTAGTGTTGCTGTAAAAACGTGCTTCCATTCTTCTGGAGTTAGCGTTAATCCGTGCCAATTAACTTGTTTCGATATATCCGTTAATGTTGCCCACATGCGGGCGTTTTGCTCTAAAGTTCTAGTCATCTCTTGAATACAAACTACTAATGGATTTTTACTGTCTGTAGGCAATGAGCGAATAAAATTAATTAAATTGTTTTTTACTGTTTCGCTAACTAGTTTAAATATTTTCTTATTTGCCATTACTTAGTTACTCTCCAAATCAATGCACATATGTTTTTTATTTTCAAAAATCTTCTCGTACTCGTTTGCTTTTGCGATATCTTGCTCTAACGCATCTTTTTTACCCGCTCTAATTCGATATTTCAGAATGTTACCTAGGCAAAACCCTCTGAACTGCTCTACAGTCATGCTTCGTGCTATGATGTCGATAGATTCGATACCCTCGATTATTTGATAATGCTTTGGATTTTTTACGTTGTCGTTCATCACTTATCTCACTCATAAAATTTTTTAATTCTTTGTTGTTTTTGCTTTTCCATCTCTTTTAAAACAGGGTTTAAAACTAAATTATCAAATCGATACTGAGTGCGAATTGATGGTCTAAACTGTTCTTTATCGCTTAGATATGCTCCATTTTTTGCCTTGAGTGTGTACGAACCGTATGGGTAATTAGCAATCCAAACTTGATAACTATCACCGTTGTGTTGAAGTGTTACATAATATCGATTCGATTCTACAATCTCAAAATCATCAAGAATTTCATTGAGTTTTCTGTCCCAGTCTTTATTAAATTTATTTAAATGACTTACAAAAAATCGCTTTAAAAAGTACATCGCATATCTCATCCCTAAACCCTCACACACTCAAAATTATCAAGCTGAACTGGCTCTTTACCGTTTGATAGCTTTTTAATGCATTGTTCGACTGTTAATTCTTCATCGGTAAAATGAGTCCAGCTCGTCGGTGATTGCCATTTTTTTATGATTGTTGCTGTTATTTTGTAAGCCATTTTTAATACCTCCATTTGCCAAATCTAAATACTGTCATCATCAACCAATATGCAGTCTTGCTCGTTCCATTGGTTGCAATTAGTTTGCAGCCGTTCTTTTATGCAAACGCCTTTATGACATCTTCTGTTGATTTTTCGCTCATCAAAAGAAATTGCGAGACCCCCGTCGTAAAAGTTATCGCATGTAACGCATGATTTAGTTTCGAGGTTTGAAAAACATTTAGCTTCATGATTATCAATGCCTTTTTTTGTTTTTCTGAGAACTTTATTACAGTGCTCACACTCATACATTTTTAATAATCTAGCCATTTCTGTATCAACTCCCTCAATTTTGCCTTATCTTCTTCTGAATATTTTTTAACTCGCTCTGCTAACTGCTGTTTAATCTTTGCCGTATTCGTTCCACGCTCTATTATCGCTCTCACATAGTCGTATGCTATTTTGTCGAGCATGTGATTGAGTCCGAGCGGGCAGTGGTTAACTCGACGTGACATGACCAAAACCAAATTTTTGTTTTATTTCGTAAAGCTTTGATAATTGCCCCTCACGAGATAACGGTTTTCCTTGAACTGTTTTAGGTAGCGCCTTGTTCGGTGTTGGTATTACCCAACCTATCATTATTCTTTTTGCCATTTCGGCAATCATTTTTTCTGCTCTGATTAATAATTTTTCTTTTCCCAAATTTTCATCCAGCATTAATCGGTGGAGATCGTTTATTAACCAGTAATTAGCATCGCTTCCGTAATCGTAATTGCAAAAATCATCAAAACCCTTGTATTTACCAAATTCAATAACGGCTTTAGTCAAACCTTCTGCGGTTGGTAATCCGTATTGTTCAGCCAACCCTTTTTCACACCATCCGATAAATTGCCCTACCGATGGCATAAACGGGTTATTTTGCTGTCTGGCTATACGCATACCTGCATTAATCATTGCTGGATTGATGCCATTTTCAACAAAACCGATTATCCATTGGCGTTTAATTGCATTCTCATCGTTATGATTTAGAGTATGGAACATCGCAGGGCATGCGGCTCTCAGTTGACTAAATAATTTATTTACAACCTCAGCGACTTGTTCCTGCTGCTGTTGCTTTTTTGAGTTGTCAACGGCATTAACGATGTTGATTTGCGGAACTAATTCAGCAATATTTTTCATCAGAACATTTCTCCATCAAGGTTGTTTATCCAAGACGTGTCGCTTGAATGATTGCTAACAGCAGTGTTATTCTTGATAGGAAACAGACCCTGCCAACCATTCATAATCGATTGGTTAATTATCAATTCAGGATTTGCTTGTGCCTCCAGCATTTGAGATTGTTTTACCCACGATTGTGGTTGTAGTTTTTTACCTAACGAATTTCTGTAATCAATCCAGTTTTTCCAAACGTCAACACTCACGTTTTTTGGTTTGGCAGTCATAGGGTCAAAATCATTGTTCCTTTTTTTTGTAATATTGTTTTTTATAGTGTCTTTTGTAGAGTGACATTTTTTGTTACTGGTGGCGGGTACATTTTTTGTCACTGGTTCTATGCATTTTTTGCTACCAGTAGCATTTTTTGTCACTGGTTCTGACGTTTCCAACACTAGTGAATATTCAGTAATCTCACCATTATTTTTAATTGCATTGATCAAACCTAAATTTGTTAATTCAGATAGAGCGACATAAATAGTGCGCTTGTCTTTTATCCCTAAATATTGCATAAATTGAGATATACTGATTTTATCGCTCGCTTTGCCCCACCCCGTGGTTTTGCGAGTAATCAGTAAATAACAACGTAACGCATTAGCTGACATATCAGCCATTAATTCATCAATAACAGCGTTGGGAACTTGAAATGAGTTAGATATAAAAATGTTTTTGCATTGGCTTTGTGTGCTTTCATTGTTCAATGTGCTCATGAGCGACCTCTAATTACTGACCAGTTGACATCTGGACGGAGTTCTTCGCACGTTACCTGTCCATCTGTTAAAAACTCTATGTCTGGACAACGCTCAGCAGGAACAGCAACATACTGCCATCTAGAAACAGCCCAAGACGTTATACCAAAATGCTTAGCTAACCTTGATATTCCACCTCGCCCCTTTTCATTTCCCAAAATTTTAAATGCTCTTTGAATTGGTAACATTCAACCTCCAAACAACTTTAAGTAGTATTTTTATTAAAATGATACTACTTTAAATAGTGTTGCGCAAATTTTTTTTAACATTAAAATCTACTAAAAGTAGTAAAAGGAAAGAAACATGAACGAGACTATAAATAATAAATTCAAAGACAGACTGCATTCAGTAATGATCGAAAAAGGCTTGGGAATGGGTGACGTGAGCAAAGGGACAGGCATAAACTACGAAATGATTCGCAGATATGCGCAGGGTACTGCTATACCGAGAAACTCTAATTTAGATAAGATTTCTAAATTTTTGAACGTTGATAAAAGTTGGTTGCTTTTTGGTAATGGAGATAGCAACGTAAAAGAAACTATCACAAATAAAAATGAAAACTCATTCTACATTGAAGTATTAGATATTACTGCTAGTGCAGGTTCTGGTTATCTAAATTCGGATGTGATGGAAGTGATTAAATTAGTGGAATATGATTCAGAGCAAGCAAAGACATTATTTAAAGGGGTTAATGCAAATAATTTAAAAGTTATCAATGTGAGCGGGGATAGTATGCAAGGAACCTTTGAAAGTGGTGATGCTATATATGTTGATGTGTCAAAGCGAGCGTTTGAGGGTGATGGTATTTATGTGTTCACATTTGGACGTAATCTATATGTCAAAAGATTACAGATAATCAAAAATATTATTAGAGTAAAATCCGACAATAAACTGTACGACTCGTGGGAAATACATGAAGATGAGTTTGATCAGCTATACATACACGGCAAGGTAATGTTAAGTCAATCAATGCTATTAAGAAAACACGGCTAACCGCTTCGGCGGTTTTGAGAGTGAAATATAGGTAAGTGGGATAAGTGGATAAGGTAAATTTAATATTAATAATAAGAGGAAGATACAATGAGGATATTAGGAGTCCGAGTTTCACCAAAAATGTCATCTTTTGTTGTTTACTGCACGGAATCAAAAAAACTGCATTGTACTGATGTTATTAAGGTTCCGGCAACATTAGATATGCCAGAAAAACTAAAATATATCCGTAATAATATATTAGATATTTTGAGACTTTATAAGGTAGATATTGCTGCTATAAGAGTGGCAGAAGCAAACTCCCAAAATTTAAATATTAATAGATTATATATTGAGGCCGTTATACAAGAAGCATTTTCTAGCAGTGAAGTAGAAAAATATTATACAATCAGAAAAACTGGAATTAAGTCTGCATTAAATCTCAATGAGGATAAATATAAATCAATTTTAAATTCCAAAGAAAGAATACACAGTATAGATAACGCGTCCTTCTCACCAGAAACTAATGAGGCATTACTAGCAGCACTTGCATCGGAGTTTAAATCATGATCATTCCATATAAAAAAGCTGATATAACATTTTCTGAAATTAGAGAGATGAAGGAACAAGGCTGTTTTTCCCGAGTTTATTTAGCATATGATGAAAATCTAGCACATGAGCTTATAATTAAAGAGATAAAAAAAGAAAAAGAAAAAAGTAGAGATGAGTTTTTTTCAGAAGCAAGGCTTTTATATAAATATGCTCATCCGAATATTGTTCAAGTTCAATATGCCGCTGAAGATAACGATAATATATACATTGCAATGCCGTTTTATCATAACGGTACAATTAACCAATTATTAGAAAAAAAGAACCTAACTCCTAGAGAATTGATTAGGTATGGCATACAATTTATCGGTGGGCTTCATCATATACACACGCAAAAACTAATGCATTTTGATATTAAGCCTAATAATATTATGTTATCAAATCGAAATGAAGCTATGTTATCAGATTTTGGTTTAGCGAAATTAGTAAACAATTCCTTGAAAGCTATTCCGGATCTAGCATATACATTTCATATACCACCAGAATATTTTACTAGTGCAAAAGAAGGTTTTAACTATACTTATGATATATATCAAACAGGATTAACATTATATAGAATGGCAGTTGGATGTGTAAGATTTAAGAAAGAACAAGATGTGTTTAAAACAAATGATCAATTGAAAGACTCAATAATATCTGGAGAATTTCCTCAAAAAAAATATCCTAGTCATATACCTAAAAAATTAAGAAATATAATTGATAAATGTTTAGAATTAGAACCTAATAATCGGTATCAAGCAGCTCTTGATATTTTGAACGACCTTTCAGCTATACAAGAAATTGATGGCGCATTAGATTGGAGAGAAGTAGAAAATGACAAGGACAATATATATGAATGGCATAAAGATACCAAAGATGCTAAGCTACAATTAACTTATAACATAGATAATAAAAAAAGTATTTGTTACAGAATTGATTCTGCTGGGACTAAAAGGAAATATAGCAAGGCATGCAATGATAATTGTACAGAAAGTAAATTATATTCAATACTAAAGGAGTGTTGATTGTGAAAAAGCGAGATTTAGCATGTAATTCACATCCTCGCAGAAGGGAATCGGCGATAGCTTTGCCTTATACAGAAAAAGATAATTTGACAGAATCTGAAAAAAAAGAAAGGTTAAATAAATTCTGTTCATCTCCATTGAAAGATAAATATTTTAAATTATAAATACTAATTAACCCTAACCCGCCCAGTGCGGGTTTTTTCACGCCTAAAATCCCCACAACTTTAAAACACCTTATTGATTAAAAAATAAGCAAACGAATAACAATAAACCAATTAAAAAACATAAGCATACTACTTTAAGTAGCGTTTCATTAAAAATAAATACTACTTTTAGTTGCATTTTTAAACTACTTACAGTAGTATACACACATCAAAACAAATCAACTTAACCAAAAAGTTGAAGCTCTTTAAAAATTAGAAAAGTCGGGACAACTTATAAAGTGTTATTCAAGTAGACAGTGTGAAAGCGAAGCTCATCTTAGAACGAAATGCCTAGCTCCCTCTAAGCTGATGAACGGATAGCACGGAGTAAGGGAGCGCAACACCTGCTGGGGTATGTACCAGTTTCAAATCAAAGCGCATTCATAGAGTGCGCTTGAGTTTGAAATAAAGGGAGATTCTAACATGACAGAACAAGACAAAATAAGAAAGCTACAACAACGGGCTTCTTTTAATGTCTCTAACTTTATTTGGGACGAAGAGGATCGACTATATGGCAAAATCGACTTTGATGAGTTAACAGCTTTATTACTTAGAATGATGAATGTTGATGAGATCGACGGAGAAGAAATCCATGAATTCGTGTGTAGATTAACTCACAAACAAGCATTTATAGAAGCAAAGAAAAAAATTGAAAATAACGAGCAAATGCTTATTGACCAAGCCTGCAATTAACAGGCTTTAAGGATAAATTATGAACCGCAAACTTGAAATTGAAGATTATGTAAAAAAAGAATTAACAATCGAACCACCTAAACCATGCGATTTTAAAGTTGGCGACATTGTTATCTATACGAACAACTTTGGCGTCAAATTTGAATGTAAAGTAATCGGTTTCTCAGTGTGTGAATTGTTCAAATACGGAAAATTTATTCATCTAGACAATGAAGCACATACTACAGCTTATTGGTGTCCGCATCATCCTGATGACTTAACTCACAAATAAAAGATTTTGACAGCTCGGAAACGAGTGCTATTCCACTTGCCCTCTTTTGAGGGCTTTTTTACAGAATTAGCAGATAGACAGGGGGATAAAACAATGACAAGCAAAAAGATTATTGAGAGATTACAACAGCTAGATTGGTATGTTGAATATAAAACTGAGCATGAATTAGCGTTATTGTTAAATGCTTGTTTAGATGCTGGTGTTGGCTGGTACGATGGAGGAAATGCTACAGAGATTGTAGACAGTGACCCATTTCCTGCTCCAATCGGACGATCGTCAAAACACCGGAATGATAATCTGGGTTTTTATGTTGGTTTAACTGATGAAGCTTTAAAGCAACATCAAGACATAACAGATTGGTTTTTCGAAGAGTTGAGGAATGAATAATGGAAAAATTAACACCACAGAATGACCGTGAAGAACACATGGTGCAGGTTTTATTAGCAATACTACAAGGTATACCAGTTGAATATAAAAGTAAAAGTAATGATTGGACAGAGTTAAAAAACTCTTTTTTAATTCTCAAAGAAAACACTAAATATCGCATTGTACCAAAACCAACACCGCTGCCTTTTTCACGTGAAATGTGGCAAATGTTTAATAAAAAATGGAAATTAGCGACGATGAATAGAGATGAAAGCATCTCTTTACATACACAAACGTCATTTCTTAATCCGTGTTATGAGCAGTGGTCAGTTTCTGACGACGCTGAAACAATTGATGTAACTGATTTGCTAGCAGTAAATACCGCCGGCATTAACTGGCGTCTCCCACTCACAAAACGACCAGAGGACGTCTAAATGAGCACAATACCGATTGATTACGTCGGCTGTAATGTACATGACACAGACCGATTCAGGCTAAATTACAAAATGACTAAGGGCGAGCAAATATACGCCCTTTTTTGTACCTATATTTTAACATTAGGCGGACTGTTTGAGCTGATTCGTTGGATGTTAGAAGTGGCAACGGAGTGAAGATAATGACATGGGAAGAAGTATATGGCTCACTACCCATTCAAGCCAGAATGATTATTGATATAGCAGAAGCGTATAAGGTTGATTTAACAGAATTAGCTAATTTACAAGTTCAAAAACAAGAAAACGACACGCATTTAAATGAGGTTCGATATGGTAGAGATTAGAAAAGCGGTTAGAAAAAAAGCAAAATTAAGATTGGGTATAGCAGCACCCAGTGGCGCAGGTAAAACTTACTCATCATTGCTGTTAGCTTTTGGGCTGGGTCAAAAGGTAGGGTTAATTGACACAGAACAAGGTAGCGGTGATTTATATGCTGATTTGGGCGACTATGACATTATTCAAATTGAAGCCCCCTACACTATTGATAAATATCTACAGGCAATTAAGGCGTTCGAGCAAGCTAATTATGACGTAATTATTATCGATAGTCTTTCTCACGCATGGGCAGGCGATGGCGGTTTATTGGATAAACAAGGGAAAATCGCAGATAGCGGTAAGGGAAATGGCTACACAGCTTGGAGAAGCATCACGCCGGAGCATAATGCGCTAGTTAATGCAATGCTAGCAAGTCCATGTCACATTATCGCAACAATGCGAAGTAAGCAAGAATATGTTCTACAAGTTAATGATAACGGTAAACAAGCTCCCAAAAAAGTTGGCATGGCGCCTATTCAGCGCGATGGCATGGAATATGAATTCACTGTCATGTTTGATATTGATATTAATCACAATGCAACATCAACAAAAGATAGAACGCGGTTATTTGACGGCAAAATTTTTAAGATTACATCGGAAACTGGCGAGCAATTGCTAGCGTGGTTAAATAACGGTGTTACAAAAGAGCAGGCGGAAGTTAATAATTTCAAAGAAAAGACCTCTAATATTTCATCTTTGGATGAACTGCAGAAATTATTCGCTATTAGTTTTAATAACTTACGTGGATGCAGTGAGCAAGAAGAAGTTATAGAGCACTACAATCAGTTAAAGATAAAGCTTTCAGAAGGTGAAAATAATGAGACAGTTTAATATTTATTTCGATATAGAAACAATTCCAACTCAGTCTAGCAATATAAAAAACTATATTCAAAGTAATTTAACAGCACCAGCTTCTTACAAGAAGCCTGAATCGATAAATGCTTGGCTCGAAGAAAATAAAGAGCCAGCTTATCGGAAAACCGCATTAAATGGCGGTTTTGGTCAAATTGTTTGCATTGGTTATGCAATCAATGACGGAGATGTGAAAGTAATTCATTTTGATAACTGGGCATCATCTGAAAAACAAATATTACAATCATTTTTTAATGACTTGATTGAGTGTTATAGACCAAGTGCAGACATAACACCACATTTTATTGGTCACAATATCGAAAACTTTGACCTGCGCTTTATTTATCAACGTGCAATCGTGTTAGGTGTAAAACCACCGGCGTTTTTACCGCTCAACAGTAAATCATATAACAATATGTATATATTCGACACAATGACGGAATGGGCAGGTAAACGTAATTACGTATCACTGAATGAAATTTGTTTGTCGCTCGGTATGCAGCCAAAAGGTGACGAAATAGACGGCTCTAAAGTTTGGGATTTTGTGCAGGATGGAAAATTAAAACAAGTTGCAGACTACTGTGCTGATGATGTTGAAAAAGTTAGAGCAATTCATAAAAGAATAACATTTCAAGATGTAGCTTAAATTAAACAGCATAACCGTCCAAGTTACGGTTTTTAATAACGTCTGGTATATGCGTTGATGATTAGTGTTAGCAGAGACCTGTCCTCCTTTCAGTTAGCGCACTAGTTTGAAATATACAAGCCGTACTGTTTGAGATGACGGTAGTCACGCCGTTGGCGACAGAGTGACACCCACCCAAATCACTACATCAGAGAGGTTTAAGTGAGCGAAAAAGTATATGACGTTGATTTGCCATCTCCCAAGTTCGGAATGTTCGACCCCGTTTTTTATGACGGCATGAGAACAGAAATAGCAAATAACAATTTTTATTATGCATATGATGAATCGGGTGTCATGTGCCCTTGGTATTACATCCCAATTTTTATGGACGGGTTTATTAGCATTCAATTAGTACCAGAAACAGATTTAAAGGGGGTGAGTAATGATTAATTGGCGTGATGCTAGTAAAGAGTTGCCAGAAGCCCTTACTGATTGCATCGTAATTACTAGGTCATTTTCGCAAGACGGAAAAATTATAACTAGCACTCAGAACTCATGTTATTACAGAAGAAGCGATAAATGGGGGCATGTTAATGGCTGTCATGTTTTGGTGTGGGTTTACACGCATGAGTTAATACAGTTATGCGGATTAAATCAATATTTAATAGAGGTGAGAAATGACTAAATTGAACTGGCGTAAATTTCCCGATGAAGTACCCAAGAGCAGTGCGGCAATCATCATTCGAAAGCGGTATGATGGCGATGAGCTGTTTTATGAACACGCTTTTTATGATACTGCTAAAAAGCAATTTTACAGACAAACTCATAATCATTATCGTGGTTGGTTTGATGAGTATCTCAATGAAAATGAAGTTGCTAAAATCACGCACTGGATTTATGCAGATGAGCTACCACTACCAGAGGAGTAAATTATGAAATATTTTACGTATGACCACAATGGCGATGGTTTTGAATATCACAACACGGCAGAAGAAGCAAAAAAATACGCTGAAGAGTCTTTAGATTTTTATCTGCAAAACGACAATCATGATTTCGTTGATATTTACTGGGGTGAGATAAAAGAGTCTGTGCATTCAAATGATGCAGTGCTTGAGTTAAAAGCAATTGAGGAATGATCATGGGTGATATGGGTGACGCTTTTCGTGAAATGCGCGAAAATTACAAATTAAAACGTCATGCACGATTAGACAAAAACATGGAGATAATCGAACAATGTAATCTTCAATACAAAATCGATACAAATTACACAGTTTTATTCAAAACGCAAAATGGTACTCTTTCATTCTATCCCACCAAAAATAAGTTTATGATAAAAAACAAGATTTATTGCGGAGGTGCTAAAAGCGTTCTGGGGTTTATTAAAAACATGAACAAGGTTAAATAAAATGAAATGGATAGACAACAATTTAATAGATGATAAAAACAAATATTTAGTCGGTTTTGAACGTGGTGGTGACTGCTGTGACTGGGCTGATATCACTGTTTATGATAATGACGGAAATGATATAACGGATGACGATTTGACAGATTGGGAATTTTGCGAATTTCCAGATTTGGGCGCTAAAGATGGTGAAGATAGGATCGCTATTGTTAATAAAAAACTTGGCGTGACAGGTTATGTGCATTGTGAAAGCTCGAATAACGGCTATTATTCAGCATGTTATTGGACTGAAAAAACGGAGTAATTATGATTACAGATGAAGAATGGAAAAAGCTAAAAGTTGGTGGTGTTGTCTATGTTGTGAGTGATGTTTTTTATGCTGATGACATTTTTTTACAAAAAGCAACTATATCAAAAATCACAAAAGCACAAATGAAGTTAGGTTATGCCGAGCGTTTGTATGTTCAGACTTATAACAAATCTCAATCTGCTCGTTTGTTTACTAATGCATACGATGCTTACAAATATGGAATTAATTTTTTGTCAGAAAAACAAGAAGAATTACGTAAAAAAATAAACGAAATAGAGTCTAATAAAGCTTTTTTTACAAAGAGCTATGAAAAAATGGAGTAATTATGATTACAGGTGAAAACTCATTGACACGAACTGAACTATTAAAAAAAGCAATTGCTTGCGTTAAAGAAATTGAAAAAATGCAAAAACAAATTGATAAACGACTGGAGCGAAAAAATGGCAAATAGAGGAATAAATAAAGTCATTTTAGTTGGTAACTTAGGTCAAGATCCCGAAGTTCGTTACATGTCTAATGGGAACGCCGTTGCCAATATTAGTATTGCAACATCAGAAACATGGAAAGATAAACAAACGAATGAAAACCGTGATCGTACTGAATGGCATCGTGTTGTTATTTTCGGTAAATTAGCTGAAATTGCGGGCGAGTACTTAAAAAAAGGTTCACAAGTTTATCTTGAAGGACAATTACAAACTCGAAAATGGCAAGACCAGTCAGGACAAGATCGTTACACAACAGAAGTGGTGATCAACCCAATTGGTGGTACTTTACAAATTTTAGGTAGTCGTGATAGTGATAGCACTAGTCAGCAACAATCTAAACCGCAAGCAACAGCACCAGCTCAGGCTCAGCAAGATACATTTGATGATGATATTCCTTGGTAGGTAAATATGGATAAACAAGAAATAATTAAAAAGTGTATTGAGTCTTATTCAAGACTAAAAAATTTAAAATTAGTTGGGCTTGAAGTTGGTATTCCGTGGCAGACCGTTTATGTATATCTAAAACGAGAGGGAATAGCAGTTACTGGCGATAAAGCCAGATACGGTTCAGCTACAGATAGAATAGCTATCATCGGTGAGCAACGTTTTTATAAAGCGGTGCCTTTCGCAATAGATAACAATAACCTGCAATTCCAAGCCTCAGTAGATTTTAGCGTATTCAATCTAACTGTTGATGTAAAAACCTCAAAATTACAACATAAAAAGATAAATACAAGATCATCTGATAGGTGGGCTTATTGCATAAACAAACAAAAGGATATTGCCGATTTATTTGTCTTTTATGCTTTAAATGACGAGCTAGAAACAGAACATGTTTTTCTCATGCCAAATGAGATAGTCACAAACGCAACAACAATATCGATACCAAAATCAGGAAAAAGCAAATGGTTCGATTATAAAGTTAATGAAAATGAACTTGCAGGATTTTTTAAGCAATTAGCAGCTTAACTCTATACTTCTTCCAATAACTCACTGAACAACCACCCTATCCTATTAATTTTACAAATATCTGCGCTGATTATTTGGCGAATATTGAAGGAATAATTATGCAAATTGATGAATCCGTATTTAACCACGGCGAAATCGAATTTCAACATATCGACTATGGTTATGTTTTCTTGTTTGATAACGAGCTTTATATGAAGATTGAATTAGACCCGATTATTCTGTCGTTTGTTTTCAAATGCTCATCTAAAGGTGTACATGAAATAACTAGCGGGGGCGCAATCAATCTTATTAGCGGTCAAGGAGAAGTGTTTGCTGATAACTGTATGGTTGAACCAGTAAAAGCTGTAATTAAAAGAAAATAATAATCCCTCCTTAATTCTACATCACGCTGACTATTTGGCGTGCGATTTCTATTATCTAAAGGAAACAATTATGACAAAACAATTAACTTTCATGGGTCACAGCGACGATATTTTTAGTGTATCAATCGACGGAAAACCTGTCGAAGAAATAGACTGTTTCGATGAAAAAGCTAGATACAAAGTAAGCGCTGGCAAAAATCAACTTTATGTTATTGGCGAATTCGTTGCCCCGGGAGTTTGGATGATTGGCGTTGCTCAAGTAAACGCAGGTATACAAATTCCAAGCTGGAGTATTCAGTTGACAAATGGACACAATTACAGCCCAACATTAAAAATTGAATGCCCAGATGACATAAAAATCGAAGAGTGTTAAACAATATCCTCCATTGGGGGTGACTCTAATGAATTAACATCCAAATTGGCGAAAAATATGAAAGGTGAAAATATGAAAGGTGAAAAATTTAGCAAGCTAATGAAACAACGAACTCTAAAGATTAATGATGTACTAATTGCTCTTGGTTACGATACAGAATGTTATTGCGATGGTTGTTATGAGATACAAGGTCGTAATGATTTATTTCGCGTGAGAGTTCTACCGACGGAAAACGTCGTTCAAATCGGTATTAAAAAGACATTCGACCGTTGGGCTAATTCTGTAGATGCATATTTTGAAATACCCGTAACCGTTGATCAATTTAAAGCCGAGTTAACGCGTGTAACAAAATTATTAAGAGGTGAGAAATGAAAAAATCACTAAAAACAACTGATGCCATACAAAAATGGCTGGACGGGATAAATAGCGGAATTTTACATCCCAACGTCGATAAGGATGTACAGAGACAAATGAGATTAGGTAATTTGTTAACAGAAACTGGACTGTCAGTACACAAGAATAATTCTGAGACGTCAGCACAACGAACACTATCACGGCTTGGATATACGGATAATGGCGGAGAAGAATGGACACCTCCTCTTGGTAAACCTCCTAAATTTGATTTAATTGATGAACTACGTAAAGAGATAGCAGAATTAAAATCACAAAAACACATCAACGAAATCAAAGCAATGGGTATTGAGGAAGCTGTAAACAACGCTGATAACGAAACGTACATCGGTGTTACTGATGGTGAATTTCCGCCACAAAAACAATACAGGGCTGAAATTCTGGTATTTGCTGATAACTTAAGGGGTAAAAATGACTAACTACACTAAAGCACAGCGAGAGATGATTTTTTAAGAGGGCTTATGAAAAAATTTATAAAATTACACTGTATTGATTTTAAGCGTAATTCAATAATTGAATTAACTTCACCAACTGTTATTAATACTGATTTAATTGTATCCATTAATAGAGAAGAAGTTAGGCACCCATGTACGGGTCAATGGATTTTTTTTACTAGAATAACTTTAAAAGATGCTGACGATATTTTTACATACGAAAGTGTAGATAATATTTATTCATTAATGGAATCGTCTTAACGAAAGCAAATAGCAATAATTGCTATTACTGAGTGTTATTTATTGATGAGAGAAAACCAGAGGTAATTATGGAAATGATTACATTGAAAGATGCGGCAAGAATAACAAAATTATCTTACACGTATCTTTATGAAAAAAGAAAAGAATACGGATTTTCTTTTCAATCTAAATCAAAAAATAGAGTTGGAAAATGGTTAGCTGATAAAAAAGAGTTTGAAGAAAAGTTCAAAGCAAATCATAATGCAAATCGGCTAACCTCTGAAAAGGAGGTAAAAAAATGTCAATTAAAAAACGTGGCGACGTCTGGCATATTGACATCGTCGCGCCAGATGGCTCAAGAATTAGACGCTCTACTGGTACGGCAGACAAAAAGCAGGCGTTAGAATATCACGATCGGCTAAAAGTTGAATTGTGGGAAACGTCAAGAATCAACAAAAAGCCAACAAGGCTTTTTGAGGAAGCTATTATATTGATGTTAAAAGATGGAGAACATCAAGCAAGATTTGACTATAAACAGGCTCACGCAGAATATTTTTTAAATATCTTTTCGGGTAGAGATTTATCAACTATTACTGGTGAGGAGTTAACGAATAGTATACCAAAATTTCATGCAAAAACTAAGAAACCGATAGCAAATGGTACAAAAAACCGTTATCGCTCTACGATTTTAAGGGCTTTTAGTTTAGCTCATAAAATGAATTGGATTGATGCTGTCCCGTACATTCCTCGTTATGGTGAGCCGAAAGTTAGAGTAAGGTGGATCACAAAAGAAAAAGCAAGCTTACTCATCCAGAATCTGAAATTACAATGGATGAAAGATGTTTGTTTTTTTGCGCTATCAACTGGTGCACGTATGAGTGAGATATTTACACTAACGTGGCACAATGTTGATCTTGTTAATCGTGTAGCAACCGTCACTAACGAAAACGCAAAATCAGGAAAAGCAAGAGCTTTATTACTAAATCATGATGCAATGGAGTTAATACGCAAATTAAGATTTAGAGATAATTGTGAATATGTATTCACTCGTTCAACTAAAAAGCGAGTTTATGATATTGATCGAAGAGACTTTAAGCAAGCCTGTCTATTATCAGGAATAGATAATTTTCATTTTCATGATTTGCGCCATACTTGGGCAAGCTGGCATGTTCAAGCAGGTACACCACTCTATACGCTCAAAAATCTTGGTGGATGGGAAACGTTAGAGATGGTGAATAAATACGCTCACCTAAACGCGGATCATATGCTTGAATTTGCAAACAATGTCACATTTACGGCACAAGGCTCATTCGATGACACAATGGAAAATGTAAGAAATGCTTAA